TCACACGCCACCTTTCTGAATTGATAAGACGGTATTAGTCCACACGACAATAGAAGCGCCAAGCGCCTTAACTTCGTCCACGTATAGACGGGCCATGTCTGGCGTTAGGTATCCACGGCCCACGCCGTTAAGTATCACTTGCATCACGTTGTCCTTGTGTTGTTCCCACGCTATGCGCGGTACATTTGTCCTAGTAGTAAATTAATATCTCACCAAGATACACCATACGCAAGCGCCAGCAAGCTGACGGGAGGGTCGCACGGTGTATCCAGTCAGGTATCAATGGTTGCATATGTCGGCAGTCGTTAGGGCGGCACGACGAGAGCGAGCAACCAACAGAGCAGCCTCCAACACCTCAATATTGGCATGGATGTCACACACACTATCAGCCTCACGCTTGAGTTGGGTAGCCACAAGAGCCTTGATAATCTTGGCCTGATCATAGGCTGGCTTGTCGGTTTCACCCTTCACATGGCTTACAAGGGTGGCACGGATGGACAGACCACTAGCAGCACCCTCAAGCAACCTAGCTAAAGCCTCAGTGTCCACGGTTTTATCTTTTAACCTTAAAGTTATAGACTTTTTATCAGGAGACTTACCAAAGGTAGCACCTGTAAAAATAGCCTTGAAGATCTGGCGAACGGCACGGCTACCGCTGGCGTCATGTTTGTTGTCCAAGCGGTTAATAATACTTGAGACATTTCGGGTATCGTGGGACACCGTGATTGATACAATTAGATCAGCAAGATGTTTTGTAGCAGAGACACCACTACCCATAGCCGTTACAAATTTATCTTCCACGGCTTTAACGTCATTAATAAGAGTTGTCATTGTATTCCCTTTCGAGGGTTCTGTAGCGTTCGTTTCATTTGTGTATTCCAATGCGGCCCACAAGCTGGGGCCGACAAAGAATAAACACCTGTCATGTTTACCAGACAAACATCCACTGTCACGCTATTGGTTGGGCCGACGTACTGTCTAAGCACCCACTGCCAGTCGCAGTTGTGGCATATTTATCACACCTATTATCGAAATACAATTTCTAAGGTAACGCCATTTTGCAGGCAATCCAAGCGACCACTTTCTAGGAGAATCCTCACCCGTTGGGGCTTGGTCCTATCGGTGGCCTATGTCAAACAACGTGGGGGGTAAACCCCGTGGACCTGATCGTCTGGTCCGTTTCGATGTAACAGTTCTACCCCTATAGTGATTGATATGTAAACCCCTTGAAAACATTGAATAAAATGGCTTTCTACCGTGTAACCCATTGTTTTCATTCAACTATTTATTATAAAATAAAAACAATAAAAACTAAATTAAATTAAATAATCGTGTAACCCATTGAAAACATTATGTTTTATCTTGTCTCGTACCTGTTCAGCTTATTCATAAACGGCATAGTAGTGATTTACGTCCTTTAATGTTATACTATAACAGTTATACCTTTCTTTAGTGAATGGAATAGGCGCGGGCGTTATGCGCGTTAAACGTAGTGATCTAGTATGTAAAGCACTATTTATAGTATGTCCGTCGATTAGTGCTGGCTATGTCCTAACTGTTGCCGAATTGATACATTCGTTGGTTAGAGAAGAACAGAAAGAGAACAAAAGAGAACATAAAGAGAACAGAAAGAGAACAAATAAAGAACATAGATTCTAACGGGTTGGTACTACCTAATGTGGCTAGTCAGCTTGTACGGGGCGCTTTGGGGGGTCTACGGGGCGTTCTGCTTTTGTTCTCGTCTATGTTCCCGATTCGTTCTGTCAGCTTGCTGGTCGCGCTTACTGTTCGTTGTACCATCTGTTATACTATTACATTGACGTTATACTATAACATTCGTCTGGGAATCCGTTGTATACCGTTGTATACTGATATATATAAATCGTATACGATCCTTAAAATCGTGTAGGATTCTGCAAGTAAACGCTTATTCGTTATGTTATAACCCATTGTTACCCATTTATCACAGCAATCATTTAAATTATTTAGTGTATTGACATGGTGTTTAACCCTATGGTACGATCCTTTTAGGTATGCAAGGGGGGTACAGGGGCCATAGGGGTACGGGGCGTACTTATACATGCACAGTGCCAGAGGGGAGCACTTTTAGGTTGCTGTTAACCACATGTGATGCAAATAGGTAACAGGTAGCTTATGTATGGTCGTATAACAGGGTGGAGATAACGATTAGGGGTTGACAGGTTGTATAGCTTAGTGTATAATAACCTTAGGTTTACTTAGAAGAACACTAATACACCTACATCTAATTGATAGATACTTAAAATAACTCTTGACAAAGAGAACGATAATTGGTATAACTTACTTAATGTATATACTTAATGTATATTATCAACTCCATCTTATATCCATACTCTACAAGACTCTTAGTATATACTTAAAGTATGGTAGGTCTAATGGTGGATATAAGTTGAAGGTGTTACTAACCTTTGCATCATCAGTTGTTATACGTTAGTACCCCCGTTTGCCGCACCTATTAGAATATGTGTAATTTTCGGCAACCTCCCATAAAACCCCTTGACTTACAAAGACACTTATGTTATAACTGTTGATGCTGAGTCAGTAGCACGTAAGGCTATCTAAGCTATGACATACGCTGATAAAGCGATTGACGATCGAAACCTCTTTGAGTCTGACGATATCCTGGGGTCTTTCTTTAAAGCTCTTGTGGGTAACGACCTGAGAGGACTCTACAGCACTCACATTCCACACAGCGATGTGTTCTATGTTCGAGAGAAGTACTTTAAAGACACTGGAAACTGGGTGTCACTAGACCGAATGGAACGCTCTATGTTTCTAGAGGGGATGCTTCCAGAACGTACTGTACATGAGCCACATAGAAAGAGAGACTGGGAATGAATATACTACAGATTATTAAGACTATCATCAGGGAACTGATCAAGGCGTTTGGTAAAAGTAAAGTCTCTAAGAACGTAGACTCTAAGCCTTGGGATCGTCTGAGTATTAAGAACGTAGATATGATCAAGAAGTCTGAAGGTCTTCGTCTTGTAGCTTACATGCCTACTCCTAAAGATGTCTGGACTATCGGGTACGGACACACTGCGACAGCTAAGCCCGGTATGAGAATTACTAAGAAAGGTGCTGAAGCCCTACTCCGCCATGACTTGGAATGGGTAGAAGATGTGATTGAACTCCATGTAGATGTAGAGCTCACACAGAATCAATACGATGCACTCTGTTCTTTTATATACAACCTAGGTGGCACCAACTTCGCTAACTCCACTCTCTTACGTAAGTTGAATAAAGGTGAATACCAAGCTGCTGCAGACCAACTACCACGTTGGAATAAACAAAAGGGTACAGTCCTTCGCGGGTTAACCATCCGCCGTAACGAAGAGAGGGATCTGTTTCTTAGCTAACATACTTTACTATAGTGCTCTGGGGAGAGACTTGACATGAACACAGATCACTTAAAAGAAGATATTGAACAGATTCGAGTAGAACAGTTCAGGCTATCAGATGATCAACGTAAAATGCAACATGATATTGTAGAACTAAAAACTAACTACATCCACACTAATGTAGCATTAGCCAAGATAAATGATAAGCTTGATAAGAATCAAAAGCTAGTTATGACAACCCTTCTTACGATAGTGGTTAGCATTGGTATCTTTGTGTTAAAGGGTGGTGTACTAAGTTAATGCTTAATATATTTAAAGGTTGGAAGACAGTCACATTCAACGTACTGTCTTCCCTAGTACCTCTCATGGAACTCACAGAGCTTAAGAGTATTGTACCGGTTGAGTACATTCATTACTACGTACTCGTGATAGCCTTGATCAACATGCTACTTCGCTTTGTCACTTCTACAGCTGTAGGTAAAAAGTAATGCTAAGCTTCTTCATCTCCTTAGTCAATCCTCTAACTAAGATAGCTAATAGCTTGATAGAGGCTAAGACAAGGAAGCTAGACGCTAAGACAGAACAAGAACGTATAGAAGCTGATGTGTTGATCCTACAGTTGGAAGCCCGTCAGTCTATACTCGTAGCTGAACAGGGGTCGGGTATGACCCGTATGATTAGACCTCTGTTTGCTTTACCATTCATTATCTACAACTTCAAGGTTATCGTTTATGATAAGGTCTTGGGTCTAGGTATCACCGATGACCTCTCAGCCTCCTACTGGCAGCTACAGATGGTTGTCTTCGGAGCGTACTTCCTGACCCGCGGGTTCGAGAAGAGAAAAGGATAAGACTATGGGATGCTGGACTAACGAGAAGACACCTTGTAATAAATGCTTTGGTTGCTGGAACTTGGATCCTGCTTCCTTGTCCACAATGCTAAAGCTACTCAATGGTACGGCTATCACGTCTATTAATGTGTGGAGCTACTAGATGCCATCATCTCCTGGATATAAGAGAGACTACAAGCGTGAGAAGGCCCTACGGTCTACACCTAAGGATCTCAAGGAGAATGCCTCTCGTAAGGCAGCTCGTCGTGTCCTAGAGAAAGAAGGTGTAGTTTCTAAAGGTGATGGTAAAGACGTAGATCACAAGAATCGTAATCCTCTCTCCAATGGTCGTAAGAACCTTACAGCCAAACCTAAATCAGCTAACCGTAGTTTCTCCCGTAAGGCTAACGCCAAGAAGTACGGTAAGACTGCCACAAAGAAGTAAGGAAGTAATTATGAATATGGATAAGAAGAAGCCTATGGCTTACGACAAAGGTGGTATGGCTAAGAAGAAGCCTATGGCCTACAAGAAGGGTGGTATGGTTAAAGCTAACTGTGGTGCTTCTCGTAAGCCTATGAAGGGTATGAAGTAAAATGGCTAAGGACCCAAGATTAGAACGAGCTGGAGTCTCTGGGTTCAACAAACCTAAGCGTACTCCAAGTCACCCTAAGAAGTCTCATGTCGTTGTAGCTAAAGAAGGCAACACAATTAAGACTATTCGCTTTGGTGAGCAGGGAGCTAGTACAGCTGGTAAACCTAAAGCTGGTGAGACCGACAAGATGAAAGCTAAACGTGCAAGCTTCAAGGCTCGTCACGGAAAGAACATCTCTAAGGGTAAGATGTCAGCAGCCTACTGGGCAGATAAGGCTAAGTGGTAATGGCAACTAAAAAGAAATCAACAGTCAATGCAGCCGGCAACTACACAAAGCCTACAATGCGTAAGGCACTAGTAGCTAGTATTAAAGCTGGCACTAAGGGTGGCAACGCAGGTCAGTGGTCAGCCCGTAAGGCTCAGATGGTAGCCAAACAATACAAAGCTAAAGGAGGAGGATACAAGTAATGAAAGGTGTTAATCATTACCTACGGGACGGTACCTTGCACAAAGGAAAGACCCACAAGCATCCAGACGGAACTGTTATGACAGGCGCAGCAATGTCTAAGACTGCTAAGAAGTTGTACCACTC